TTGAGCTTTATCGCACTGGCTGAAGCTGACATGCTCAGCATCCTCAGCCACTACCAAGGCCAGTTCGGCAGCTTTGAGAGCTTTACCATGCCGTCCAGCATATGGAGCGGCGTCACCACCATCAGTGACTATCAACTGACGGACTACCGCTGGAGATACACGGACCCCCCAACCGTAGACGACGTTTACTGCGGACGGTACAACGTCGAGCTGGCGCTGGAAACGGTGCCGCCTGAAGGCAAGTTTGTCGGTAGCACTGAACTGGCAGTGATCATCACACTGGCACCTGGGACTGTTGTGACTACCAACGGCCTGCAGCAAAGCGTCACATTGACCATCACAGGCGGTGCAGCCTCTGTGACTGCTGATGGTGGCGGTTATGACTTCTCTTCATTCCTATACTGGGATGAAGACCCTTACACCAGCTGGGACTGATTCATGGCAGCTCCCAACATCAAATCAGGCAGCTCCGTCACGACCGTCACCGGCAAGACGGTCGGTTACGCGGTGACTACCTCGATGGCTGCAGCGCTGAGCAATGGCGCCAGCAGCGGCAAGGTGCTGAAGATCAACTCTGTCTACTGCGCCAACGTGGATGGCACCGCAGCAGCTGACATCAGCCTGGAGCACTACAACGGCACCACTGGCTTTGCCATTGGCAAGACCATCGCCGTGCCGGCTGACGCCACCCAGGTGCTTGTAACCCGCGAGGCGTACATCTACCTGGAGGAAGGCCACAGCCTCCGCGCACAGGCCAGCGCTGCCGGTGATCTGGAGCTGGTTATCGGCTATGAGGACATCAGCTGATGTTGGGCTTCAACGGCGGATTGATGGGCGTCAGGCGTGTGCCGGCAACCGGCGCAGCGTCTGGCTTGTGGTTTCAGAATGAGCAGAGCGTTGCAAAGCGTGCGGCGATCTGGCCAGCATCATCATCAGGACTCTATAGGTATTACAGGCTAGATACATTTGCAAACACATCACTAAACGCAAACACCATCGAAATCGCAGAGGTTGAACTTTACAACGACAACACGGTAATCACAGGCGTAACAGCAACCGGCAGCTTCACTTGGGACGGTGGAAGCTATGCCAGTATTGTTGATGCAAATACAAGCAATCGAAGCTACAAAGAATCCTGGAGCGGGATCCAAAGCTCGGCAACTATTACTTTCGATTTGGGCTCTGCCGTAGCGCCGCCTACGCACATTCGCATCTTTGTAACCTATGGCGGTGGATTGTATGGCCCCAGATTCCCGGCATCGTTTAATTTCAACGCATCAAACGAAAGCAACGCAAACTTCGTCAGCCTGGCAACCATAACAGTCGGAACAAGCCTCAATGAAGTGACCCAAGACACTCTCTATGTAACAAATAAGGTAGCGATTAGTTAATCCCGCGCATGGTCATGCTCTACTCCCACAACGCCACCACCCCAGCGCCCCTGCCGCACCGCATCCGCTTTGCGGACGGCAGCACCCGTACAGATCGCGCCACCTTCACGCCTGACGAGCTGGAGCGTGCCGGCTACTCCGGCCCCTACCAGCGCCCCGAGTGCAACCCAAAGCTGGAAACGATCGACTGGGATGGCACGCAATTCCTAGTGCGCCCCTACAGCTTCGACGAGCTGCAGGCGCAGTACGCCAAGGTCCGCCTGCAGCGCATCCAGCTGCTGAAATCCTGCGACTGGACGCAGATTGCTGACTACGACCTCGGCGCCGATCGTGACGCCTGGGCCACCTACCGCCAGGCCCTGCGTGATCTGGCTGATGCGCCCAACCCGTTTGACATCACCTGGCCGCTGGCGCCGCAGCCGCCTGCCATCTCGGCAGAATGAATCCATCTGAGCATCAACCATGGCCAGCCTGATCTACAACTCATTCGTTGATGACATGGCCCGTGGCGCCATCGACCTCGACACTGACACCTTTAAGGTCTTGCTGGTCACATCGGCCTACGCGGCAAATAAGGACACCGACCTGAAGCGATCTGCCGTTACGAATGAAGTCAGCGGCACCGGTTACACCGCCGGTGGCGTGACCACTGCCTGCACAGTCACCAAGTCCACCGCTAACGATCGCGTGACGCTCAGCTTTGCCGCTGTGAACTGGGCCACCAGCACCATCACTGCCAGGGCCGCTGTGATCTACAAATCACGCGGCGGCGCCAGCAGCGCTGATGAGCTGGTCTGCTACGTGGACTTTGGCGCCGATGTTTCCAGCAGCGCCGCAACCTTCAGCCTGGGTTCCAGCGTCATCACGCTGCAGAACTGATGGCCACCTTCCCGGCACTGGAGCCGGCCACACGCCGCTACAGCATGGGCACCTTCCCCGTCACCGAGGAGAAGGGCTTCGGTGGTGGCAGCATCCGCTTCCGGCATGGCACCACCGCCTACAGCCACATCCTCGAGCTGAGCTTCGCTGCACTGACGCAGGCTCAGGCCAAACTGCTGCGCGATCACTACCGCGCACAGCAGGGCGGCTACATCGCCTTTCCGCTCAGCACTGAAGCCTGGGCCGGGCACACCAGCTTCACAGACCTGGTGCCAACCTCTACGCACTGGCGCTACGCCGCACAGCCGCAGGAAGACCATCTATCCGCCGGCTATGTGAACGTCTCAATCAGCCTGATCAGCGTGCCAGCTGTGGTGCCAGCAGCATCTGCCGGCCTGGCCTCCACAGTCACTTGTACCCTGGCGGGCGGCGCTGCATCGGGCAGCTAACCTGAGATAGCGATTCACGCCAGCTATGGCACCTACTCCCGAGGGGATCACCAGCGTTGCCATAACGTTGCTGGCCGGCTCCGAAATCCTCAGTCTCCTGCCAGGCGTTAAGGCCAACGGCTGGGTTCAGCTGATCCTCGGCGCATTGCGTGGCATTGCCTCGCGTAAGCGGTGACTGAGCCAACGCACGGCGAGATCCTGCGTGCCATTGGCGTGCTGGAAGGCCAGCTGAAGCAGCTGCTGGATGCCGCCATCTCCGACAAGACTGAGCGGAGCGGATTAGGCGTCCGCGTTGGCCGACTGGAGACGCGGATGGCGCAGGTGGTGATCCTTGCCGTGGTTGCCGCCATGCTCAGTCCTGTCATTTGGTCCGAAATCAAGAGCGCATTCAGCTACCGGCAGCCAGTACCGCAGCACCTGCAACGGCCATGACGCAGCTCAGGCTGGTTGATCTGTTCCGCTACTTCAAAGGGCTGCCGCATCAGCTGGCGGCGATCAGTGAGCTGGAGGCTGCCATCGGCCCGCGCCTTCTGAGCCGCGATCAGCCATGGTTCAAGACATGGAGTACAGCCGGAGTGCAGACCGATCTGGCCGATGCGATTCAGATCATCAAGGAGTTTGAGGGCTGCCACCTCAGCGCCTACCCTGATCCGCTGAGCGGCGGCGATCCGTGGACGATTGGCTATGGCACCACGCGATTCCCGGATGGCAGCGCCGTACAGCGCGGCGACAAGATCAACGTCATTGAAGCCGACATGCTGCTCCGCTTGGAGGTAGACCGCATCGCAGACCGCCTGCGTGCGATCCCGCACTGGGCAAGCATGGCCGATCCGCAGCGCTGCGCGTTGATCAGCTTCGCCTACAACCTCGGAATTGGGTTCTACGGCAGCACTGGCTTCGACACCATCAGCGCAGCATTGCGCGATAAGGACTGGAGCGCTGTACCAGCTGCGTTGCTGCTCTACCGCAACCCTGGCAGTGCCGTTGAGGCTGGCCTGCTGCGGCGGCGGAAGGCCGAAGGCGCACTCTGGCAGAAGGGCGCACCGCAACTGCAACAGCAGGGCATCCTGCTGCGTGTGCCGTATGAGGCGCAGAACGATAATGCCAGCGGCACCGGCTATCGCGAATGCTTCAGCAGCAGCGCTGCCATGGTGGCCCGCTTCTATGGCAAAGTCACCAGCGATGATGCCTACAACAAGATCCGCGCCAAGTACGGCGACACCACCAACGCGCAAGCGCAGATCAAGGCGCTGCAATCCTTGGCGCTAACAGCACGGCTGCGCACCAACTGCACCCCTGCCGTGATCGAAACCGAACTCGAAGCCGGGCGCCCCGTGATGGTGGGCTGGCTGCATAAGGGGCCTGTCGGCGCACCAACCGGAGGCGGCCACTGGTCCGTAATCATTGGCGCTACCAGCGATGCCTACATCCACAACGACCCGAACGGCGAGGCCGACATGGTAAACGGCGGCTACGTCAACCACAGCAACGGTGCAGGCATTGCCTACAGCCGCAAGAACTGGCTGCGCCGCTGGGAGGTTGACGGCCCCGGCACCGGCTGGGCAATGCTTGTAAGCCACGCCCCTTAGGCTAAGTACACACGGAGCCCCGTCTTGTGAACATCACATCTATACGCAAGACACCAGAGCTCCTTGAGCTGCGCATCCCCTACACAGCGTTCAGTGAAACAGCAACATTCTTGTTGCTGAGTGACATCCACTTAGACAACCCAAAGTGTGACCGTAAGCTGCTGGCCAAGCACCTCGATGAATGCCGAGCGCAGAATGGCCACGTCCTTATGTTCGGAGATGTGCTCTGCCTCATGCAGGGCAAAAAGGACCGCCGAGCAAGCAAGGGCGACATCCGGCCAGAGCACTTAGGCGGCAACTACTTCGACCTTGTATTCAGCGAGGCGGCTGAGTTCTTCAAACCGTGGCAAGACATTATCCTTATGGCAGGCGATGGCAATCATGAAACTGCCGTAAGCAACAACCAGGAGATAGACCCCTTAGAAAATGTTGTGCGATTGATGCGCAACAACGGCAGCAACATCGAACACATGGGCTATCAAGGCTGGATTAGGTTCAGCTTTACGCAGGACGGCAACAGCAAGACCAGGCGCTGCATGTTGTTCTTTCATCACGGCGCTTGGGGCGGCATCATCACCAAAGGCACCATGGGCGGTGGCCGCTATGCCTCAATCGCTCCAGACGCCGACATCCTCGTAAATGGCCACAACCATGAGCGCAGTGTTGTCGCCCATTCCTGTTATCGCGTCGATCAAAACGGCCGCGCCTGGGTGGAGCAGCGCTGGCACGTTCAGTGCGGCACCTACAAGCAGGAGTTTGGAGGAACCGGCGGCTGGGCAGTAGAACGGATCGTAATGCCGAAGTCACTCGGTGGCATCTGGCTTACACTGCGCCCACGCCATCGCGGAGGCGTTGAAATCACCTGTACTCCTACCGTATGAGGCAGTACGTCCTAGAGATCGAGTACACCATCGTCGTCGAAAGCGAAGACGACGATCCCGAAACTGTTAGCGATGATTTCGTTTCTCGCCTAACAGAATTGGCTCCATCTAACGATCACATCCTGGGCCTCTCGGTCAACGTCCTACCCATCCCTGAGTTGCGTGGATCATCAGATTGATGGCACATCCCTCGTCCCCAAGCGCTCCGCAAAGCAACGATTCAGGCAGCAGATCTTTGAAGCATGGCAACACTGTTGCGCCTATTGCGATGCCACTGCCGACACCTTGGATCATGTCAAGCCACGACACAAGGGCGGCAACACCGTCGTGAATAACCTTGTGCCAGCCTGCCGCGAATGCAACCGCAGCAAAGGCAGTGAACACTGGCGGCAATGGTTCAAGCTGCAGTCATCATGGACTGATGAGCGGCAATCTAAGATTGAAGCATGGACTGAAGATATGACACCATGACATGGGGTGACTGGATGATGGTTAAGTGGACTATCGAGGAAGAGCTGCGCATCGAAGCGCAATCACGTAGCGCATTGATGCATCCAGACGATAAAGATGTGCGATCATTATGTGCCTCGCTGATTAAGCAGAATGCCTACTACACGCGACTCATTCAGCAAGCAACTGGTCACATCGCGCATCTTGAGACATCAGCGTTTCTCGGTGAGCATCAAACGAAGCCGCCGCATCGACCGATCATGGATCTGGCCAACCGCGCTACGCGTTATGCCAAGCTCCTCAGCAATCTTGCCTTGCGTCTTTTTCGGCGCTCCTAATCCGTGGTAGCTGGCGACAATATCGCGATCCCGGTCAGCAAGGAATGACAGCGCCAGTTCTAGTTGCTCGGCATATTCCATAGATAGCGAGTCATCGTAAGACTGATGCTCGTCAACGATCATGTCAACCAATGGCGAGCCGTCATCCCTGAC